ACCTGGGTTAAGCGCATCGAACGGGTCAGCCAGCTAATTAACCCTGAGCCATAAAGGGCACCAAAAAGCCCCAGCATCGCCGGGGCCCTATCAAATCAGTCGTCCGGGATTTCCGGATACCTGATCAGGCCTACCACTTCACCTTGTCAGCCCAGTAGGCGGCACTCATCGGGCCCTTGGCGATGTTATCGGCATGGCGGGCCTTAAAGCTCGCACGACGGGCCTTCTGCGCCTTGGTGCGTGGTTGATCGCCAGCACCCTTCACCCCCTGCTGCCCGAACCTGATCAGCCGGACCTTCTCACCCTCCTTCGCCAGCACCGCATGGCTCTTAGTGGCGTGCTGGGGGGTCCGCTTGGGCTTGTTGTAGCCCTCGAACTTCTCCCCCCGAACAGTGATCGCCATGATCAGAGCAGTTCAAGCCCCGGCTTGCCGTAGCCAGCCAGGTTCACCGAATACTTGATCACGGTGCCTGCCTCCTGCGAGGGCTGGTAGCTCTCAAACAGGCCGAACCCGTATTCCACAAGGTTCCCGTTGTGGGGGCCGATCAGGGCGTACCCCACCATTAGTTTCTCGCCCAGGTTCAGCTCTTCGCAGAGGCGCATCGCACGCCAAGCAGACGCATTGAAGGCGGTAGCACCGTTCAAGGACCAGGTCTTATCTTTGGCGGTCGGGATCGGGGTGGCATAGCCGCCCGCCTCGTCGTCGTAGGTGGTGATGGCCTCCTTGGTGGTGCTGTTTGCCGGCTGGCAGTTGGTCAGCCCCAGCAGCCGAAACGGGGGGTCAGTACCATCTAGCAGCAGCGACGGAGCCACTACGCCAGCGGCAACGGCGGCCGTGGTGATCGCAGAACCAGCCAGGGCGTAGGAGAGGGTGTGCGGGCTTGTGGTGGTCACCGATGCCACCACGAACGAACCGTTCAGACTGGCGAACGGGGCGGGGAGATCTTTAACAACGATCCTCCGGCCTACTGCAATGCCGTGGGCAGCGTCGAAGGTCAGGGTGGCGAGAGAGGTAGTGGTGACGGCATTTGTTACCGCTTTGGTGCCAACGCCAAAAGCGAAGGTATCACCCGTGCCGGCGGTAATCACCTTGGCAGATGCCGGTTGAGTCGTGGTGTCGTTGATGAATTTGCCAGCACCAAGCCCGCCAAGATTGACGCGGGTTAGGTCGATCGCTGACGACTTGATGGGGGTGAAAAAGAACCGGTAGCCAAAGGCCTGCTGCCACTCCAAAGTCATGTTTCTGCCGGCATCGCCGGGGCGTTACCTCTCAGGGTGCCGCCATGGCTTAAGCCTCATCAGTGGCTTAGGCTGGAAAGCTGGGGCATGGCCTCCTACCCTCGCGGCGTCAGCCACTGCCCTCATAACAACCATCGCCCGTATCAGGCTCGGGTGTGGTGGGATGGTCGTCGTTGGTCGCTGGGCTATTTCCCGTCAATCCAGGCGGCAGCGCAGGAGGTTGAGGCGTGCTATCAACAGATTGAACGATGGGCAGCCATGCTCCTGCCGCCGCCCATGCTGGCGTCGCAGTATCGGGAGCGTCTGGCACAAGCAGCGTCACCATCCGCTGCGGATCCCCCGCCATCCTGAAGGTGCGCACCTGGCCGGCGGCCGTATCTTCGGCCAGCAGCAACCCCCGCCAGCCGTCCTGATGCTCGACTGGGGCCAGCAGTAGGGCATCATCTGCCAGCAGGGCCAACAGTGTGGGGGGGGTTATTCCCTCTCCGGCGGTAGCAAGGGCATCGTAGAAGGCCATCGCAAACCCCGGAACCTGCTGGGCTTCGCATAGGGCAAGCATCGCGGCACCAGCTTCTGCCGGCGGGCCCTGCGGTGCATCGCCAGCCGCAGCCGGCGGCAAGTGCCAGCAAAAGTCCTCCATCTTGAAGGGCTCGCTGCGCTTATCGGTGTCCCGGTGAGCGCTGGCGTACCAGGCGTGAAGGTTGGCGATCGGCCGTTCTGCAGCGTGCTGCCGTTCCCTCAGGAATCGGGCGCCTGTTTCGATCGCTTCCCAGACGATCGTTTCGGGGCAGTAGGCGAATCGCTCACAGGAGAAGAATTGATGGTTAGGCCAGAGGTCGTTGACCCTCCAGAAGATTGCGCCCCAGTCGGTTGGGGCAGGTCGGGCTTTCCCAGGTTTTCGGCCATCGCTTGCAAGTCGGGCGCTTCCTGATCTTTGCCCCCGCGTTGCTCTCGCAGCATAAAGTTGTAGATGGCATCTCGCAACCCTTCGGTCATCTTCAGGGTTTCATCATCGGTCCAGTTGGCGCAGTCAGCATCTACTTCCCCCAGTCGGTAACGGATTGCAGCAGTAACCATCCGCGTGACCCTTGCCTGAAATTTTGCGGTTTGGCACTTTTCAATTTCATGGATCAACCGGTGCTCACGCTTGCGAATCATGGTTTCCAGTGGCTCCAGCACCACGGGAATGCCGTTGTGCGCGGACATCACCCGCAAGGCGACCAAGTTAGCGGTCGGCTCGGGTAGGCCGTCCATGTGCTGGATGACCTGAGCTAAGCGCTGCAACTGGTCGGTCAGCGTGGACTGGTCTTCGATCTCTTCCAGCAGTAAGCGCTCCCCGACCAGCAGAGCATGAAAGACCGGGAACTGCAGGATGCCCGTGGTTGCATCCCCCACGTCCTGGACCTGGACATCTAGCGCGGTGACAAACGGTAGGGGCACGGTGCCGGCGGTGCTGTTTTCCCAGTTTGCCGTAGTGGCTTAGGGAGTGGGGATGGCTTATGATGTGGGGGCCGGGAGCATCGTGTCGGTGCCAGGGGTTGCGGCCCCTGTTTCTACCTGGTGAGATCCCAGTTCCCGCTTGCGTTTCTCAGGCGGTGGGCGGTTCTGGGCTAAAACCGACTCCTGGCACCCATTCACCACCGCCGACATCCCTTCATGGACCAACCACTTGTAACCGGTGAAATCGCCTCTGGTTACGCAAAGCAAATCCGCCAGGGGTTGCGGCAAGCCCTGCGAGAAGGCGTTGCTCTTGGCGGATTAAGGCCAGCGACCAAACGGCGGAATGACGCAGCCCATGCAAAGGCTTTGCAACAGGTCATGGAGTACCGGGATGTCCTGGAAGCTGGGCACGACAAGAGTCTGTCGGCATTAAGTCGCGACCTTTTTGATGCTGGCTGTTGCACTCGCTCCGGCAAGCCCCTTACACCGGAAATGGTGCGACGCCTTAGGATCCGACTGGAAGAAGCTGGAGAAGCGGTTGCTGTCGGTGATCCGGCGCCCCGCGCCCGCGCCGCCCTGGACGAGCCGGAGGAGGAGGGGCCGAGTGATCAGGAACTTGAGAGGTTCCTGGCCGAACGGCACAGAGCGCGAATGGAGAGTGAATCGGCGTTTGGTTGTCCCGATTTTGACGGAGCTAAGGCCAGGGCTGCTCGGATTGCCGATGCCCGCGCTGTCCTCGACCGCTGGGGCCGGCCTGCCGCGTCAGCACCGAGCGAAGCGGCATGGGCCCTGGCACAGCTGCTAGACGGCGTTCAGCGGCACGACCTGCAAAGCATGACAGGGCTTTCTGATCGTGATTGCGACCGGATCTGGTCCGCACGGTCTGACAACCCAACCACCGCCCCCGCGCCAAAGCCCATCCCGGTGTGCGAACGGCCATGGGAGCGGGATGGGTGGCGTGATACTGAAGGTCGCTGCTGGTTTTGTAATGCCTACTCCATGGGTAGATGGAACTATCAACTCCCGCCCGACTCTGAGCAGGACTGGGGAATGTTAGGGACCGAGACCCATTGCCTCCCGCACTGGGCCATTGCGCGACCTCGGCCAGAGGCGAAAAAATCCACCTAGCCCCGCGCTACCGCCACCTGTATCCGTTGCTGCAGCTTCTGCCCCAGTGGATACACGGGAATCCCTGGAGCCTGCACCGCGCCACTCACCGCATCTGTCCAGGTCTTAGCCGGCAGGATGGTGCCATTGCGCAGGCGGGCACCTTCATGCACGACAGTGGCGTAGCCAGCGCTCCAGCGAGCTTCCAGCGTGTAGGGACCAATGAAGCTGTAGGTGCCGCTTTGTCGCAGGGAGCCGGTGTCCACGATGTTGCGCGGGCTGCCGACCACTCCGACCCGGCGCCGTGTTTCCCGTGGCCAGTTCCATGCCGCAGGGTTGAAGCTGGCCTGATACCGGCCAAACAGTTCGATCAGGGTCTTGCGGGCGATCTCCTGCAGCATCCGATCCGTTGCCCCAGGGCCGGGGCCTGTGACCGTGGTTTCAACGCGGATGGACATAGCTCACACCGCAGTAGAAAGTGCCGCCCTGAACTTGTCCCCCAGGGCTTCCCGTAGCTCAATCCCGATCCCGCCGACACCAAAGGGCTGGCTCAGCTCCAGCATCCTCAACTGCCCCTGCTCGGTACCGTCAGCCAGGGTGGGCAGAGCTGACAGGTTGGTTAGCACCGCCTTGCCTTCGGCGCCTGGCAGCATCCCAGCCGGCCTGTAACCCGTCTCATTCCAGCTCAGCGACGACCCGGCGGCCAGCCAGCTGGCGGAGCCCAGCAGCGCCCAACGGGTGAGGTAGCCCTCCAGGATCAGCGAGCCCGCCATCACCCCCGGCAGATCCTGCTCACTGCGGCCTTGGCTCTTGGCAAAGGCCTCGACCACCACCGCAGGGCCAGCAGCAGGCACCCCGGCGCGGAAGTTGGTGATCGCGCCAGGCGGCGTCCAGAGCATCCGCAGGTTGGCGTATTCGGCGAAGTCAGTGGCCATCAGCTACGCACCAGTTGCGCCATTCCGCCGCTGCCGCCGACGACCGGTTTGATCCCCAGCGACTGGAAGATCCGGCCCTTTAAGTCGGCCAAACGAGCGGCGAGCACGGCGCCGGCCGTCCCACCAGAACCGCCTGACTCGTACTTCACGCGCAACAGGCTGGTATCCCATTCCAACACGTCGGCCTTGCTCTTCAGGTCGTCGCGGGCCAGGGTGGTACCAGGGGCGGGGCCTTCGTAGCTCGCTGCATTCAGCAGGTGCTCCCGGCCCGCTTCCACCCGGTCCGCGTAGTCCGCCTCCAGGGCCTCGATCTCGTCGATCCATCGTTGCACGTGCAGAACGGTAGAGGCGGAGATCAGCGCCACCCGGTTGAGGATCGAAGTCAGCTCGGTCTGGTTCGTCACCGACAACGGCCAGCCGGCATACCCTCGAATCAGCTCCCGGTCATCCCGTGGTGTCACCCGCCAAAGGGCGTTCAGGGTTGGGATGGTCATGGCGCGATGCGATCTGCTGCAGGTTTCCGGGAAAGCTGCGGTAGTAATCGGAGATTCCCGTGTACGGCAAATCGGCAGGCAAAGGCGCGGGCAAGGGCGCAATGGCGATAGGCAAGGGCAAGAAGGGTGGCAGCTCAATGTCCATGGCGATGCCGAAGAAAGCCAAGCCCGCCAAGTCCGCCCGCCCAAAGGCCAAGTAATCAGTCTGGGGCGTGCCACTGTTTGATTCTTGCCGCCCTGTCAGCACAGAAGAACGGCTGCGCTTGATACCAGGACCAGACATCGCTATCGCCCTTTGAAGCGTTGCAGCGAGCGCAGGCGGCCACCTGATTGGCACGGACCGTGGGACCTCCCCTGGCCTTGGCGATCACATGATCGAGCGTGATGTTTTTGGGCTGGCATCCGCAGTAAGCGCAGATTCCATTCCAGGCGTCAATGATCTCGCGCCTGAAACTGCTTCGAGTGACCAGCACGGTTCCCTCGATTCGGTGGGATGCCACCTAGGCGAGCTTCTGCAGCCAGACGCGGGCGCTCAAGCTGATGGATCTTTGCAACATGGTGACGACCTTGTGGCCGCTGCGTGGCGGCATGGTCAGGGCAACCTCACGCAGCACCTGCCGGGTAGCCTCTTCATCCCTGGCCCTTACCGTGGCACGAAGGGTCAGGAATGCCCGCAGTTCGGGGGGCATCGGTGCATCCGTAGCGGGGGGCATCGGTGCGTGGCGCGTTTCCTCAGCTTGCCAGGGTGGCTTAGGGAATGGCAATGGCTTAGGATGGGCAGGCCGGGGCCCTCATGGGAGTGGGGCTGACGCCCCGGCACCCATTCGCCACCATCGATCAACCCATTCATGCAACCACGAGCACAGCACCTTGAATGGTGCAAGAAACGAGCCTTGGCCTACGTGGATCAGGGCTACCTGCAGCAAGCGCTGGAGTCAATGTTTGCCGATCTTGCAAAGCATCCTAAGACCAGAAATCATCCCGACATTGAAACCGGCGATCTACTGAAGATTGTAGGGATGTTGAGCACGCCGCAGGAAGTACGCCTCTTTATTGAAGGCTTCAACTGACCACCGACCCACCTATTCACCGCCACCAATGACCGACTCAGACTTTATATCCGCACTGAAGCAGCTTGCTGATGCTGTTGACGGGTGGGAGATGGAACTAGCCGCTGATGATCCGCTGGCCATTGCCATGGATCACGCTCGCAAGCTGTTGCAGACAGCCGAGAGGGACGAGCGGCTTTCATCCGGGAAGCTGGTCAGCGAACGGCTTGACGAGCTTTTTGCCGAGGTTGAGCGAAGGGGCATTGAGCCTGCTGAGGTCATCCTAGGCTGCCGTGCGTTTTGGCTTTACTGCAAAGAGAGGCGCGTATATGTAGGTCGATCGACACAGTTGCGAGGTGGCTACAATGGCCTTCCGGTAACAAAAAGCGACTCAGAAGCCGCAGAATTTGTTGCTATTGAATGCCAATAGTGACGCCACACTCCCAATCCCCTTACCACCCCCTACCGATGACCAACCCTGCCCCAACGTCCCAGCCAGCCGATCCCGTCGTCTCGTTCCTACATCGGGTAGCGGCAAAGGCGGCTGGGGATTGCCAGTTTGAGATGGCTGTAAAGATCAGGGCGTGCGCCGATTTCATCGCCCAGCGTGACGCCAGCTATCCCGTAGCCGCAGACCAGGCAGAAGGGCCGAGCCTCGCCGATGTTGACGAGTTGTGCGCCGAGTTTGGGTTCCGTCTACCCGACAACGAAGGCCGCGTTTGCTCAAAAGAAGTCCCACGCGACATGATCACCGCCGCCATCACCCGCTGGCCGCTGGCTGCCGAGCCCGTTACTGATCCGCTGCAGTCGGAGGCGCTGCTGGAGATCAAGCCGGCGGATGCTCCCGTGCCTCAGGAGGCGGTATTGCTTGACAAAGGCTCTGGCCTCATGGCCTTTGGCATGAGCCGCTTAGGCGCCTTCCCTGCGCCCCAACAATCCGCCGCACCCCCGGCCGTTGATATCAGTGACAAGTCCGTCGCTGGTATCCGCGCCGTGTTGCTAGGGCTGGCCCGCTCAGCCAGTCCCGATGCCCAGCCCGCAGCCCAGCCGGTGAACCTGGCCGAGCTGCATGATCCCGACTTCTCCGGCGGCCTGACGCCAAGCCAGCACCTTGACGTGGTGCATGGTGGGGCGGATCCCACCTGGCGGCCGATTGAAACGGCGCCTAGGGATGGGACGTGGGTGCTGCTTGCCGGCGGCGAATGCGAATCTAACGAAGAAAGTGATAACAGGGGGCGTGTTGTTACGGCGCAGTGGACCACCGAATACAGGTCAAACGCAGGCGACCGACCGATTGCCGATTTTGGGCGCTGGGAGTTTGCGTACTACGACTCAGGCGTTTATGGGGAATACGAAAACCCCACCCACTGGCAACCCCTCCCCAGCTCACCCATCACCCCCATCCCCCATGCTTGACGCCAACACCCCCGCCTTTCAGCAGCAGTACCCCAACGGCGCCATAGTCCGCGACCGACTGGGGCGCAGGATCAGCGGCGTGATGGCCTTCGACCCGGAGACCGGAGAGGTCATCCGCATCGGCGAGAGCCGCATAGTGGGTGCAATCCTGAGAATGGCCAGGGGCCGCCAGCAGCAATGGCATCTTCCGGCTGAGTTCGGCCGCCACGGCTTCTGGCCCGCGCCGCTGATGATCAGGGCGAACACGCCACCTTCACCTAAGCACCCGATGTGCCGGTGCATCTCCATACCACTCAAGCTGGCAACTGAAGCCGATCTGGCCTACGTCAATCATGAACCCTTGCCAGAAGTGGCCTGGAGATCACCGATTACAGGCAAAACCATCGTGGTGAAAGGGATTACTGGCCCCAATGAACACTTCAACGGCTCCTATACGGTGACTTCAGTGAGCCACAACACTATCCCCGCCATTGACTGAACCATGCCAATGCAAACACCTGAGAAGTACCCCAACGGCGCAACCGTCTACGACCGCATGGGGCGCCAGTTGCGTGGCGTGGTGGCCTGCAACCCAGAGACGGGGGAGGTGATCACCTGCGACATGGGGTGGATTGCTAAGGCTTGGCTGAGGGCACTGTGGACCAAGGATCCATTCAGCCATGCTTACCGTTGGCGACTGGGCCGGCTGCGATTTCCATCAAGACTGCCCCGCTACGAGGTCGTAAGTGGCGAGATCCTGCGCCGCCACGGCTTCTACCCCGCCCCTCTGACGATCAAGCCCCGGCAGTGGCTTCACATCGGGCTTGACAAGCCCTAATGCCAAGCCGTTGACCCATGAGAAATCCCTTCATTCAGTTCAAATACGCTTTCGAGTTCTGGGCTGCTGCTGTTTTTGGCATTTATTCGCAAGACTTTTATGACTGGAATGAATGGCTATTCCGCGACCCAAGATACACGCAGGAAAATCTTACGGGACGATTCTGGCAGGAAATCAATGAGGGCTGGGACTGGATGCAGCCTTACATGATTGAGCACAAGCAGGAGTTTGATGCGTGGGACAAACTCACACCCCAGCCGCCCGCCTAGCCGCGATCTCCCCCACCGCCTCGCTGAACGTCCGCCCACCTGCCGGAGCATCTAACGGCGCCGAAGGCTGCAGGCTGCGGGTGCGATCGGGGAATAGGTATCGCTCGCTGGCTGTTGGTGCGGTCAGGGCACGCTGCAGCAGCCCCCTGGCCCGTTCCTCGCTGATCCCCTCCGCCTTGGCCAGGGCCCTGACCCCCGCCGCCTGCTCCTCCCGCCAGAAGTCGTTATCGAGCAGGTTCTTCCGAATCATCGGGTCCGGTACAAGTTCCTTATCAGCCGGCAACGGGAGAGGTGTACAGAGGCATTGTGGGTGGGCAGGGATGACCACCTGATCAGCCGGGTAGATGCGGCCATGGCGGCTAAGGCACCACC